GCAAGGATGTCCAGCATCGCGTTGTCCCGTCCGACTTCGGAAATCGAACGGATGTTCCAGATGCGGCCATTGTAAGAAATCCGGTCAGCCTCGGTGATGCCCAAGGCATCCGATGATCGCCGGATGCGGATTGTCGCCGTGCGGGCGCTTTCAACCCGGCCCGCGTCAACCCGTTCTTTCCCCATCGTTTCGCGCACATCGGCCCAAACGGTCAGAACGTCAGACCATGCCGAAACCGTGTTGCCGTAGCCATCCGCAGGGCCGCTTGCGCGCTGAAACGTGATGCGCCGGGTCAGGTTTCCGGCGGTCATGCGTTAGCACCAATGGCGCGGATGCGATAAGGCTGCATCAGGCATTCGGCGGATACCGGCACCTCGCCGATGGTTTCCGCGCTGCCGTTTTCGCGCCTTGCATAGAGTTCGCCGACGATCAACTTGATCGCCGCCAGCAAATCGGGCGGAACGGCTGCAAAGCCCGCCGTGTAGGTGATCGTCACCGGCCAGCCGCTTGTCGCCGTAACCGCAGGCCAGTTTGCCGCCGGGACCAATACCGCAGGGCTATCGCCATAGGCAACGCACCCAGTTACCGGCGTGCCGGACACGTCCACCGAAGTGATGGTGCCAATGGCCCCGCCCGGCAATTCAATCGGTTCAAATTCGCCCGGCAAATCCTGCAGTCGCAGAACGCACGAACGCCGCGTCAGAAGCCGCTGTGTGCGGCTTTCGACCATCGCAACCGCCGCCGCCTCATAGGCCACCAGCACATCGTTTTCATCATCGCTATCAATGCGAAGATGGCTGCGCAGCGCCGGATAGGACAGCACGGCGATGGTTGCCGCCGATGGCTGCCAGATGCGTGTTTGCGGGCGGTATGCCATCGGTCATTCCCCGTAAATGCGAAAGGCGCGACCGAAGCCGCGCCCCCCCGTTTTTCGCGCCGATCAGGTGGCGGCGTTCACGAACAGCTTCACCGCGCCGCCGACATCGATGAAGTTGCCGCCCGACCGCATCCATGCCAGGAAGCCGACTTGGCCCAGCTTGGTATAGGCGCTGTCCGTAAAGCGGAACATCGAGATGTCCATCGCATCGCGGATGTAGTAGAAGCTGAAGTCGCCGAACGCGATGGACTTCGCGTTGGCAGCCATCACCGCCACGTCCTGGTTGATCACAATCGGATAGCCGCACAGGGTATCCGGTGCCGACAGTGCCGCGCCGCCTTGGGTGCCGTCATAGCCGGGAACAAAGATCGGGCGCGATTGCCCGTCCTTGATCTGGCGGATGACCTTGACCGATGCGTCGTTCATCATGAACTTGCAGTTGCCAAGCGCACGATAGGCGGGATCAACCGAATGGATCAGGTTGATCACGCTGTCGTAGATGATCGCCGTGACCTGCGAAGTCGCGTTCGCGGCGGTCACGCCGGTCGTTGCGGCGGTGATGATGCCGTTCGGCTGGCCAGTGCCCGTGCCCGTGGTGAAGTGGGTGTTCGTGATCCGGCCCAGGCGGGTGACAAGGCGGTTCTGGACGAAAGCCTCCACATCAACCGACGAATCCTGCAGAAGTTCGAAGGGAACCGCTGCGATCTTCGACGAGTATTTGTAGACCGGCAGCGACTTGGTGCCAAATACCGGATCGGCGGCAGTGGCAGTCGTGTTTTCAGCCAGCAGTTCGCCGACTTCCGAGGTACCGTCCGATGTCGGGAACGACATGGCGTTGCCCTTTTCGGTCCGCATCACGGTCGAAACCGCGCGCATCCCGCCATAGGCTTTCAGCGCATCCAGCACCTGGTTGGCCACGTCCGTCTGGACGGTGAAGCCGCCTTCCGAACCGGTCGTGGTGGACATGGTGTTGCGGATGAACTGCCATTCCTCCTGGTTCAGCGCATTGTCGCCGCCGCGCAGCCACTTGGAATAAAGGGTCAAGTCCGCCTTGCCGGTGTCATGCCCGATACGGGCGGCGGCGTCGGCAACGTTGTTGGTCAGCGCGTCCGAAACGACCTTCGCATTGAAGTCGTTTTCGCGCTTGATGGCTGCGTCGATCTTGTCGATTTCAGCCATGCCGTTGTCGTAAACGGCCTGATCGGTCGCGGTATCCCAGTCGGGCTTGGCGACCAGTTCCTTGAGCGCAGCCGCAATCGTGCCGCGCTTCTCACGAAGTGCTTGAATGGACATAGCGTCCCTTTCTTTGATGGAGCCGCGATCAGCGGCAGGTGATCCGGCGCGGCGCGCTCAGATAGGGTTCGAGGCCAGTCGGACGCTCAGTCGCCGAATGCGCTCGTCAATTTCGTTGCTGGCGCAGATTTCCGCGCCCTCGCCGGGTTCGTCAGTTTCCGGCAATTCTTCCGGGATTTCCGCCACGGGTGCCTTGGAATATGCCGACAAATCCCATTGCGCCTTTGGCCGCTGGGTGTTGCCTGCGATCTCGGCGTCGGCCAGACCGGCGGCAATCGCCTCCTGTGCCGTGAACCACGTTTCCGCCGCCATCAGGTCAAGGAACGCCGTGGCATCGCCGCCAGACCGGCGGGCGTAGCTTTCCGCAATCGTGCCGTCGATCTTGGCCAGCAGATCGGCTGTATCGCGCATGTCGGCCTCGTTTCCGAGTGCCATACCCCAGGCGCGGTGGATCATCAGCATCGCGCCTGGTGCCATTTCCACCCGCGCCGCCTCAGACGCGATCACCGAAGCCGCCGACGCCGCAAGGCTATCAATCTGCGCGGTGATCGGATGGGGATGCGCCCGCATCGCCGTAACCATCGCCTGCGCGCCAAATACCGAACCGCCGGGGCTGTTGATCCGCAACGTCACGGGGCCAGTCGTATTGGCCAGCGCGCCGATGAAGTCTTGCGGGGAAATGCCGCCAAACCACAGCGCCTCCTCCGCGTCGGATGCAATGGCATCGTATAGCCAAATTACATTCGCCTCGGCCTTGAACTCGCCCGCGCCCTTGTTGGCAAGGCGCATCCTGATTTGTGGGTTCATTCTGCGGCTCCAGTATCTTCAATCGGCGCGTTGGGGTCTTCCGCCGGGTCGGGATCGTTCGCCGGTTCCGGGTCTGCCGGTTCCACAGTCCGCACCGTGCCCTGAATTTTGCGGGGCAAGCGCAGTTGCGCCCGGATTTCCTCGACGGACATAATCTGCTCTTCGCCAGCCCGGCCCAGCGCAACCCGCGCCGCGTTCATCATCACGCCAAGGTCGGCGCGTTCCAGTTCGGTCGTGTCAAATTCCGCAACCCGCGAAACGGTGCGGAAAAACTTGCGGTTGATCTCGTTTTGAAAGGCGTTCAGGTGATCGCGCAGCGCAAACCGCACAAAACCCGCGCCCATCGCGGCCACCCCGGTGCCCCAGCTTGACGTTTTCTCAGTATGGCCGATCATGAAGGGCGGCACCCCGAAGGCGCGGGCGATTTCCTCGACCTGGAATTTCCGCGTTTCCAGAAGCTGCATTTCTTCAAGCGGCATGGTCAGCGTTTGCAGGTCCATGTCGCCCTCAAGCAACATCGGCTTGCCGCCGTTATCCGGCCCGGTATGCTGGGCGATCATTTCCCGCAGGCGGTCAAACTGCGCGTCAGTCAAGTTGCCCTTGGCCTTCAGCGCATAGTCAGGACGCCCAAGGTTTTGCAGGAACCCGCTTGAAAAGTCCTGCGCGGAAATAGCCAAGCGGCCCGATACCGCCAGCGCCGATTTCAGCACCGAAAGCCCGCGCAACCCGTTATAGCCAAACCCCGCCACGTCCAGCATGTCGTCCTGCGGGATGATGCGCATTCCCGTAGATGCCGGGGCGATTATCGTCGGATCAGGGCTAACCTGATAGACCAGCCGCATCCCGTCAGGCGAGACAATAGGAAGCACCCGACGCGGGTGGATCGGCATCAACCCTTTGATCCCGCCGTTCATGTCGCGCAGGATTTCCGAGTAACCATTCCCGTAAAGCAGCTTTGATGCTACTAAGAACGACCAGCCCGCCGATGCGGCCCAGCGCGGCGAAAACTGCTCGTTCAGTATCCACCACAGTTCCGAATTCATGTCCCGCGACAGGTCGCCATCCTGCGCCCGCCTGTAGACGTGCATCGGCATTGACGAGATAGCGCCGGAAATCAGGCTCACGCAGGCATAAACTGCCGTCACTTGCAGCGCAGAATACTCAGTCGGCGCGCTTGTCCCGCCGCCCAAAGCCTCCCAAACCCCATCGCCGCGCTTGATTTCCGCCGACCCGATGTCAGCGCGCGGCGCGAAAAGCGCGCGGATTTTCCCGAAGATGCTCATAAAAGTCTGATCCTCGGCTCTGCCGCTTGCGCGGCCTCTTCCCATGTCGCGGCCACGGCCATTGCCATTGCCAGAGCAACCATCCCGTCGATCCGCCCGTGCGACTTGTCCTTGGCCAGCTTGCGGTTGCCCGCCGGGTCAGACTGCACCGTGGCATTGCGCGCGCAGGACGCCAGCACCGGGTGGTTGCCGTGCGCGATCTTCTCGCTCAAAAGCGCGGTTTCCAGATCACGCAAGGCCGGGGACATGGATTGAAACCCCTGCCCCATCTGCGCGAATATCGCGTCGTCACCGTCCAGTTGCTCGTCCGCAAAGCCCGCCTTGGAAAGCCACGGCTTCAGGTGCGGCCAGTTCCATCGGTCGAATGCGATCTTGCGCACGTCATTGCCTTGGCAGAAATCCCACAGGAACGCCGCCACAAATTCATAATCCACCGTCTTGCCCGGCGTCGTATTCAGCCATCCGTCCCGCGCCCAAATGTCATAGGGCACCCGATCCGCCCGCGCCTTGTCGGCCAGGTTCACGCCCGGCAACCAGAACGTCGGCTTGACATGCCAGATACCATCAACAGGCGCGACCGCGACAAAGGCCGTAAGGTCCGACACAAACGACAGGTCAAGCCCGCCGTAGACAGGACGCCCCGCGAAAGACGGCATAACCGCACCGCCACAGCCTTCCCAGACCCGCTGGGACACAAAGGGCGACGAAACGTCAACCCTCTGGTTCAGGACCAGATTGCGATACTGCGCCTCACGCGACGGCATCCGCCGCGCATCTTCGGCCATTGCCAGAACTTCCTTGGCGTTCTGAAAATCGCCATAAGCCGGGTTTGCGGCCTTGATCGCCTCTTCCGAAAACGGGTCAAGATCAGTCGGCGCGGTGTAGAGCGACACGATCACGCGCGGGTCTTGCCCACTCATGCCGTCCTCGATCAACAGCGACAACAGGTCAGCGTCCGTTGGTGCCTGTGTGCTGATCACGATTGACAGCGGGTTTTCCTGCGCCCCGGTTGCCGTTTCCAGCGCCTCGTATAGTTCCGACCTCGGCCCTTTGACTTGTCCAAGTTCGTCGTGAATGATCAGCACCGGGCTTAACCCGTATGCCGTCGATGCCTCTGCCGACAGCGCGCGGTAAAGCGTCCCCAATTCCTGGCAGGCGAGTTGCTTCGCCGTGTCCCTGATCGTCACCACCGCCGCCAGATCTGGCGACATGCGAACCGTCTTTGCCGCAAGCGCGAAAAGGATCGCCGCCTGGTCCCGGCTTTGCGCGGCGCTGAACAGTTGGCTATTCGCCCGCGCCTCCGGCCCACACAAGTGCAAGAGGCAGATGAATGCGCTTAGGGCCGTCTTTCCGTTCTTGCGCCCGAAACTCAAAATCGCCCGCCGTGTCCCGTGCGGGTTGTCATAAATCCGGCAAATCTCATGCCGCTGCCAGTCGCGCAGCCGCACCGGCTTGCCGACGTCTTTGCCCTCCGGGATGCGGCAATAATCTTCGATCCATTTGCAGTTGCGTTCACCGCGAGAAAGGGCAACCGGCTTGCGCTGGGCGCTTACCCTTCCCAAGGGCGGCTTCTCGCTTGTTTGCTTTTCGCGGTCGCACCCGCCTTGGTCGAGTAGGTGGCCTGCTGCGAAACCCGCATACTTGCCGCCATCGCTTTCATCGCTCCGGTTTCCCGCGCCTGCATGCCAAGCAACTTGTCCAGCATCGGCACGTCTACCGGATCGCGGGACATTTCCTGGTCAATCAACTGTGCCACCCGGCGGGCTGCAACGATGTGACGGCAGTATTGTTTCAACAGCCCATGCGTTTCGCGCGAGAACCAATCCGCAGGCAAGCTATCGACAATCGCCGCCCATTCGTCGGTTTCCTCTGGCGTCAAGTCCAGCGGCGGTTGCGGGCGTTCGATCAACGCGACCGCGCCGCGAACCTCAATGGCCGCAGATGATCGTGGTCCGCGCGTTCCCATGTTAATCCCGAATGTTGCGGATACTCAAAAGAAAGG